AAAGCCTCCCAGTCGTCCTCGGTGAGCCCCTGCGAGTCGGGCTTGCTGACCCAGTCCTCCACGTACGCGGGGTCCCCGGGATACCACAGCTCCACCCGCCACACCCAGCCGGCCAGCCACTTCTCCCGCCAGCGGCGGATAGCGAACCGTGCGCGCCGGCCGTCCTCCCCTTCGTACATGACCCGGGTGGATAGGGGGGACTGATAGGTCAGCTCTACTCCGGCCTCGCGCAGCTCAGTGTCCACGGGGACATCGGAGTCCGGGCCTGTCTCCGGGACGTCCTCCCGCGCCACCGGCCAGGCCATCACGTACGCGTCGCCGTACATGAAGGTCCGACGGTGGATGAACGGCTCCAGTCGGGCCATGTCGTTGGCCTGCCGGATCACGTCGATGCGGGCGGTCGCCTCCTCCCGGTCGGAGGTGATCGCCGCGATGCGCACCCGGGAGGTCATGGCGTTGACCGGTCGGTGCGCCAGGCGGAAGCGGTAGGACCCGGTGCCACGCACCAACTTCTCGATGTGCTGGTTGGCGAAGCGCTCTAGGGGTGTGCCGGAGAAGTAGGTCACGGCCTCGCGGTAGCCCGCGGCAGCCTCGTTCAGGGCCTTGAAGCCCTCCAGCAGATCAGCACTAGCGGGCATCCGTGTCGTCCTTCCAGATCGGCAGACCCAGGGGCCCGGTGACCCATCGGCCGGTTGGTTCGTTCTTGGTCCATGAGCAGCACGGGCAGTCAGGGTTGGGCGTGCCCCGGCCGACATGATCCTCCACCGGGTCGCCGCAGCCCTCACAGATCACCATCCCCTCAGCATACGGAAAGGCCCCGACCGGTGGGTCGGGGCCGATCTTGTGGGTGATCAGTTGCCGCGGAGATACTCCTCGAACGCGCGTGCGACTTCGATCGTGGTCTCCGGGGACTTGCCAGGGAAGGATCGGACGGCGGCCTGCAGCGCACGGCTACGGATCTCCAGGTCCCTCTCCTGCTCGCTCTGGTCCGGGCCGAGTGGAGTGAACGGGCTATACAGGTCGACTTCCCGGAACGGGCGCCACCCTCCGGGCTCCGGGTCGCCTTTCCTGTTGTACCAGCGCCAGCCCTGCGGGCCGTGCTCCCAGAAACCCGCATCGCCAGGGAGGTGGTCCTTGTCGGTGTACCGGCCGTATGCCGGCTCAGTCTGCGTCGTCATGCCACAAGCCTAACGGACATCTGCTGATCGGTCAACAGGTCTAGCCTACGTATGCGCTGGCCGAAGAGGTCGCGGTCAGCTTGCGCTCGGTGCGTAGGAAGTAGAGGACGCCCGACACGATGGCGTCGGCCATGTCATCGTGCGGCGCCTTCGGAAACGCGACCATCTGCTCCTCAGCTGCGCGCAGCTGCTGGCGGTGCAGGACCCGGCCGCCGCCGGTCTGATAGAAGTCCAGGGCCCAGCTGAAGCGGACCTCTTTGCTCTCGGAGCTGGTGTGCACCAGTAGGCGGCACGGCATGGAGTGCATCACGCTGTACCAGAGATCCCCACCCTGATTGACCTCGATCCGCACGGCCTTGATCTTCGGCCACTCCTGCAGCTTGCCGAGCACCCACATCCGCAGCGGCTCGCCCATCATCTTGACCTGCCCGGCGTCCACGACCTCTACGCAGGGCGGGCGGTCGCCGTTCCCGGGCCGGCACGCCACCACGGCCCAGCCTGTCCAGTCGGACTTCTGTTTGGTGGTGACCGCAGGGTCGAGGCACAGCATCCACCGGGTGGCCTCCGGGCCGAACGACCCATACGTGAAGTCGTCTCGCGTCCAGTAGGCGCCCTCGATGCCCATCGGGTCGTTGTCGTAGTTCTTTGCGAAGGAGCGAGTGTGCCGGAAGCCGAGCAGCCAGGACAGCGGCCACTTCTGCGGCCAGGCGCTGCGCTCGGTGCCATCCTCATCGACCACGATGGGCCGGTAATGGTGCGGGGTGATCTTCTCGTCCGCTACCCAGGCGGCGACCTCGCGGCCCTGGGCAGCCTTCACCAGCTGGTGCATGATGCTGCCCGGCATCGTCACCGTGCCGACCATGGCCACCGCGGCGTAGATGTTCAGCGGGAAGGCTGCGTCGGTGATGGTGCGCAGGCGCTTCTCCGCCTGGTCTTCGGAGTAGTTGGACTCGTCGCCCTCCACGTCATCGAAGATCAGCAGATCAGGCCGGCGCTCCTGCACCTTCAGGCCCAGGGTCTTGGCGTCCATGCCGCGGGCGGCGAACACCAGGCCACCCTTCTGGTGGATCATGCCGGCCCGGTCTGCCAGCGTCCCGCCGGTCACCTTGCGCGCCGGCTCGCACAGCTCAGGGAAGTCGGCACGGAGCAGCGGGTTGCGCTCCAGCTCCTCCTTGAATGTGCGCAGGTGCGTCTCCGCCTGGGCGCTAGCGTCGGCAAACGCCACGATGAAGGTCTTTTGCTGGTGAGCGGCTGCCCAGAGCGGCAGGATCAGGAACCACCACGTGCTCTTTCCGGTCTCGCGGGGTGCGATGAACGCGTGCCGGTGCTGCTGCGGCTCGGTGACCGGCTCCCGCCAGGACAACCCCAGCCGAGCCCAGTCGTAGTGAATCTCGGAGAAGCTGATCTTCCCCTCGCGGTCGCGGATGTGGTGTGGCAGGTAGATCAGGGCGAAGGCCACCGGGTCCCGTGAGAGCGCTCTCCGGATCACGCGCTGAGTCTCCGGCGTCTCATGTACGAGCATGGCCAGCTCAGTGTTGAGCCGCTGGTGCCACGCCCTGTCCCATCGCATCAGTTGATCCTATCGGGACTCCGGTAACATCGATGGATGACGATTTTCAAGCGCGTTGCGGTGGCCCTGGCCGCCAGCTCCCTGCTCCTGGTGGGCGGCCTCTCGGCCCCGGCACAAGCGGACCTCGTGCCCATCGCCCCTCCGGCCGCCGTCCAGACCGAGGGCCCCACCGCTCAGGAGGTCGCCCGCGCGGCTGCCGTGAAGCCGGCCAGTTGCGGTGACCTGTTGCTCTGTCTGTACACGGACAACAGCTACGGTGGCCGCCGGCAAGATCAGTACGCCCGGGCCAACGGCACCTGCGACGGGGTGCTGTACAACGATCAGGTCTCCTCGATCTGGAACGGCAGCGGCAAGTCGGTGCGGTTCTACAACGATGCCGGCTGCACCGGTCAGGCATTCAGCCTGGCCAACGGGACCGGATCTGCCTACATGACCATCACCCATCCGACTCAGTCCGATGAGCTGACCTCATTCAAGTGGGGCGCCTGACCTCAGGAGCACAGAGGCCCGGCACCTGATCAGGTGCCGGGCCTTCTTGCTACTCACCCGCGGTTGAAACGTGTCATGATCAGAAGCTGCGGGACGGGGCGGAGCGGGTGCTGCTGGGCTGAGCGGAGATGGTGCGCCGGCCGCGGCCCGCAGCCTGGGCGGCCTGGCCCTGGTTGACGGCCTGCGCGCGCCGGCCCTGTCGCTGGATGCTCGCGCCGGCCTGCTGCACGCTCTCCCGGCTGTCTCGGCTGAAGAGTCCCACTGTTGCCTCCGGTGTGTCGGTGTCTGTTCCCTGAACTCTACGGCAGACCTGTCGATGCGTCAACGGAGAGAGCGCTCTCTCGCAGGGAAAGTTCCCAAGATTCTCTGCGGAGACCTGTTGACGCACCACTCGGACTCCGCTACAATTATGGTATGACGATGAAGCGGGAAGCCAAGAGCGAGATCCAGGCAGCGGCTACCAGCGGCGAGAAGATCGTCACCAGCCCCACCGCCCGCAAGGTCTACGGCCGGTACTACCCGGAGAGCATCGCCCGGAAGATGCGGGTCGAGGACATCCGCAACCACCGCAACTACGGCCGGACCCGGGAGATGGTAGTCAGTGAGAAGATCAAGGCCCGGCGCACCGCGGGGACGACGGCCCGGACGATCTGAGCAGGAAGCGAGGCCGGGCCCCACGGGGCGCCGGCCTCTCCTTGATCGTTCCGTGAGAGCGCTCTCTCAACAGAGTTCTGTTGACACGTTTCAATCAGCGCTTCCGACGCCGGGCCTTGCCCTTCCGCTTGCGTCCCCGGATCAGACCGTTGCTGATCTTGGCTGCCTTGGTCTTGCTGTAGCCCTTGCGCCTCAGCGCCTCATACACGTTCGGACTCTTGATCGAGGGGCCGTGATTGTGTCCGGGCATTGCTCACCTCCGGTGATGTCCTCCGCGTGCAGCAAGCGTACGGGCCGGCAACCTCTGAGGAGAGATTGCCGGCCCGTAAGTCTGTTGATCTACAGCTTGCAGGTGACGTACCCGCGACCTTCGTACGCGGGCAGGCTGGCCGCGTACTCCACGGCGGTCACGTGAGTGTGGGTCCCGCCCTCCAGGGCCTCCAGCAGCTCCTGGGCCAGCTCCAGATGACGGGTGCCGCCGGAGTGCCGACCGGAGTCCAGGCTTACCAGGTAAGCCAGCGCCACGCAGTGCACGCAGTAGCAGTCCCGGATCTCTGCGCGGTAGGGGTTGAAGCTGGCCGGCCCGATCGTCGTGTTCATGAGATGAGTCTAGCCCAGACCTGTCGATGCGTCAACAGGTTCACTCCTCATCACCGGCCACGCGTTTCGCGGCATCCTCGGCCAGCTTGCGCGCCTGCTCCGTCTCCGCGCCAGTCACGTTCACGTCCAGGCCCTTCGCCGCGTCCAGGCCCACCAGGCGCCGCATACTCTCCGAGACGCTCAGCGCGCCCTTGAGGGCGTTGAGGCGCAGGCTGAAGTCCCGTACGACCTCACCCGTCTCCGGGTCATAGAGCACGTCCCCGTCCTTGCCGACCGTGACCGGAGCACCGGCCCTGCGCATCAGATCCATGGCGGTCCGGTGCAGCTCCTGGAGCACCTCGATGGTGTCCTGCACCATCTCCTCCCGGTCACGGTCGGGGATCGTGGCGCGCACCTGTCGGATGATCTGCGAGACGCGGGACTGTGAGATCCCGAACTCCCGCGCCACGTCCGCCTGATGCGCCTGCTCGATGATGCACCGGCGCCAGATCTTGCCGTTACGGCCCTCCAGCTGCGGCTCCTCGCCGTGCACGATCTCAGTGCCCATCGGTACCCGCCCCCAGGATGACCGCGCCGAGGCAGCAGACCAGGGGCAGCATGATGGCGCCGGCCAGCACCAACGCCAAGATCCCACCGCTCATATTCAGGAAGACGCGCCCCTGATCAGGGCCTCTCTCATTGCTCATGATCAACTCCAATCACTGTGAAACACCAACAGGCCCCGCCACCCAGAAGGATAGCGGGGCCGGGCTGTACAGGTCGTGGAGCGCCGTTCAGACCTCCCTGGGATACCGGCTACCCGGCTCCCACTCCAGTGGCTCCTGGGGCTTCTGAGCGTGCCGCGGGCAGTCATCCCGACCGGACAGGCACCAGTGACAGGCTTCCGGTGCTGGCGCCTCCTGCTCGCACGCCTGCAGCCCCAGCCCCAGGATCGTGGGGAGCATGTGCCGGGTCACCCCGCCCCCGAAGCCGACCCGCACCTCCACCGCGCCGGAGTCCGTCAGCGCGCTCAGGTCGGACAGCTTGACCACCACGTGCGGCCCGTTCCCGACTATCTTGCGCAGCGCGTCCAGCTCCTTCGCGGCCTCCAGGTACTTGGTCCGGTTGAAGCCCCGAGACCTGCGGGCCAGAATCAGGGCGTCCAGCACCTTCTGATGCTCGGCGTACGGCACCGGCGCATGCTCGCTGTCCACCAGCGCCTCTGTGCGCACCCCGTCCCGCACGTGCGCCGGCTGTGGCTCCGGCCAAGTCACCACGTGATCCGCGCCCTCTTCATGTCCCATGGTTACGCCTCCTTGATCGTTTCCTTGAGCGCAGCTGCGCTCAGCTTGTGGTGGGGCTGGACAGCCCCCCAGCCGTACGCGAGATCGAACGTCCACTTGTCCGGGATCGGGATCTCGCAGACCCCACGGTCCGCGAGCTTCAGGAGGCCCTCATCAGGCTCCTTTGCCTTCCAGGCCGCCACCACGTGCGGGCAGTTCCCCTCAACCTCGACCCAGCGCCCTGGCCGCTGCATTCGCAGCGCCAGTGTGTGCGTCAGCGCAGCGGTCTTCCCCCGAGCGTCCAGCACCCAGCCAAGGGCGTAGGTCGGCCGCACCAGCCAACTGTGCGACTCGGCCAGCTTGCGCACACCGCGAGCGGCCGAGCAGATCTCGACCTCCTTGGCGTCCCGGGCCGGCACCAGCGGCTTCGGGTGTTCCGAGGCCGGCACCTCCAGCGCCCGGTACGCTGCCACCAGCTCCGGGTCCGCAGCGGTGTGCGCCGGCACCGGGCCGATCACACCGACATCCCCAGCACCCTGGGGAGCCGCGCACGTACCGCACTTCCCGCGACCCGCGAAGGAGCGCGTAGTGAGGACCCGTCCGCCGCAGCCGGCGCACGCCGCCCAGCCCAGATGCGACCCAGGCACAGCTTCCCAGCTCATTGGCCCATCGCCTCCTTCATCGCCTTGCGACGCGCCTCATGGGACTGAGCGGCATAGCTGCCGAGACGGTCCATCCGCACGCACCGGGCGATCCGCTTGGCGCCGCAAGTCGGGCACTCCACGTGGCGCGCATCATTCTCGCGCAGCCCAGCGACCGCACCCGGCCCACTGACCGCCTTCCCACCGGACCCCCTGCCGACCTTCACAGCACGCCCCCCAGCCCCATGGACAGCGCGCCCCAGGCGGACTCCAGCTCCACGTCTGGAAGCTGCATCAACAGGATCTGGGCGCCGGCCTGAGTGCCCCACCGCTTCTCGCTCATGATCCGGACGATGTACTTGTCATCCTTGATCAGCCCGGAGCTGGTCAGCGCGTCCCCGATGTTTCGGTCCAG